TCAAAGGTTGCTCTATACATTATCCTTCCCCCCTCATTGCATTTTGAGCCTAGGCAATGCTAGGCTCTTTTGTTCTATGGTGTTGGTGTTGTCGTATCTTGTTCGTCTAGGTGTAAGTAGATACCGTCTTTCTTGTTCTTTGGAACGAATGCGTCGTAGTAAACTCTACCTTCTACTAGGCTTCCTGATATTCCTACTGGGTCTTTGTGTATTTTATATTCTGCTAGTTTTACTGGTGCTGTAGTACAGCTTGGGTGTGTTACTAGGAAACCGAAGTTTTCTATTGATGTTCTGCTGCTTGGAATTCTCTTTACTCTCATTCCGTCAACATAAGCAATTGTTCCTCTATTTCTTTCTTCTTGTCCAATTTCTGTGTCCATTACGATATCTTTGGAAGCTTTCATTAGTTTAAAAGTCTTTGGTGAAACCACTAATACCCTGTCCACTACGGGAACTTCTGCGTTGTCTAATGCTACGGTTGCGTCTAATAGTGCGTCGTATATGTTGTCTTTGGTTAATACTGCTTTCTTCTTTGTCTTGGCTTCTGCTGCAATCTTGTTAATTCTGTACTTGTCTACTTCTGGAATAACCTTCTCTCTGATTTGTCTTGCAAGTGCTTTCCCTGCTTCTAATGCTCCTGCTGTTTCATCTTCATCCATTTTATCTATGGCGAATGTAAAACTTCTGTCTTGGGTTAATACCATTTCTTGTTTCTCTGCGTCTAGGTTTTCAATTACTCCGTATCTGGAAATATTGCCTGTCCTGTTGTAGTCATTCATGTCTGCTGTTGATACATTATAAATTGCTACGGTCTTTGCTCCTACCCAATCATAGTTCTGGTTAACAATATCATTGGATACAGAGTCCGTCTTAAATCTTTCGTCTACTGCTCCATGGTATTTGGTTGCATAATTTATTGTTCTTGTTGTACTTGACATTATCCTTTTCCCCCTTTAATTATATGGAATTAAATCCTTTCAGGAATGGGTCGGTGTCTTGGTCTTGTTGCCCGTTGCCACTTTTGTAGTCCCTTCCCTTTAGTCTGTTTTTTACTGCTTCTTCTAATGCTGCTGACCATTGTTGTTCAAATATTTTTATGTTCTTTAGTGTTTCCTCTGCGTTGCTGCCCATTACCATTTCGCTGAATTCTATTGGCAGCTTCCTTTGATTCATATCTTTTATTGTCTGCAGCTTTAGTTTCTCTCTCTGGAACTCTGCTCTTTCCTTTTCGAACTTTTCTCGTTCTAGTTCTAGTTCCTTTTGCTTTCTGTCCTCGGCTGATAGTTTTGCTAATTCCTCTGCCTGTTGTATTTCTTTTTCTAGTTTCTTTCTGAATTCTTCCTCGAACTTCTTTCTTGCACTTGACACCCTTCTATCTGCTTCCTGCTGTAGAAGTTTGTCTACTTCTTCCTGTGTATAAGTCTTTGGTTTGTCTTGGTCTTTCTGCTGGTCTTGGTCTGTTCCTGTATCTTGGTATTTTGTTTCTGGGTCTTTCTGGTCTTGGTCTGTTTCGCCTTTATCTGCGAATAGCTGTAGGTTTATCCCCTTTAAGTTACTATCTTTGTCCCTTAAAGTTGAATTAATCATTGCTATTCCCCCTTTTCTCGTTATATTTATTATTTATATTATACCATATTGTGTTAGTTAATCAAAGTATTTGTTGTCTTGGTCTTATTTCTAGTATGCACCTGCAGTTTATATCGTCTGCTGCGTTTCCTGACATCGACGGTGCAAAGGCTGTTGCTCCACTTGGCAGCTGGAATTCTTCTTCGTATGGTATTGTTATTCCATCCATTTGGGCATGGTCTGCTTTATCGCCCTTGGCGAAACTTCTTACCCTTTCATCCCTTGCTGTTAACCAAGTCTTTTCTAATTCTACCTTCTTGCTTATTTCGTCTGCTGCATTTACTTTGCTTTCGTTCCATATCCTGTTCCCTTCGGTTCTAACTATCCTTATGCTGTTGGAAACTTCATCCCCCACTGCGTCTTTTATCTTCTTGGCTATGGTTTCATACACATCTCCATTGGATAGTCCTTTCCTTATTTCGTTTTGTATCTTGTAGGTTGCTTCTTGGCTGTATCTGGTTAGTCGTCGTGTCCACCCCACCCCCTCTGTTTCTTTCATAATAACCTGTTCCATTACTTTATTCTTTATTGCTGGTACTTCGGTTATCTTGCTGTTCTTGGTTATTATGTCTGCTATACCTTTGAACCCTGCTTCATATACCTGCTTGAATACTGTGTAGGCTACTGCTGCGTTGGCTTTGTATAGATTTCTAATTGCCTTTTCTATGTCTTTGTCTAACTTGCTTATCCTATCGTATTTTTTCATATCCTCTAGGGTCATGGGTCTTGACTTGTTATGTTTCTTGTATTGCTCTGCTAGTAGGTCTTGTAGTTCCTTGGCTGTGTACTTGTGGTTGTTTATTATAATCTTGTCCCCTTCTAGGAGTATCTGTTTGTATTTGTCCTGCAGCAGGAGTATTCTTTTCCTAGTCATTTATATCCCCTTGCCTTTCCCTGTCATGTCGTGCTTGTTCTTCTAGGCTTTTCAATATATAGTCGGTGTCTATGTCGTTCTTTATTGCGTCTGCGTATGGGTCTTTCTCCCTTGCTATTCTTTCCATTTCTTCTTGGCTGCTTTCTATCATTGGTAGTAGGTCTATGCTGCTCTGGGTACTTATTATGTCTTTTAATATATTGACCATTTCAACTCTTTCTTTTTCGTTGATTGGTTTATTCCTGTTGAAGTTTATCTTTATTTCATTAGGGTCGTAGTTCGTGTTCTTTAGGTGGTTTATATATGTGGTTATTAATCTTATTCTTTTCATTAATCCTGTTTTGAACTTTCTTTCCTTGTTGCTGACTACTTGGTCTAGTCCGAAGTGTTTGTACTCCATTGCGACTCCTGATACGTTGCTGCTGAACTTCTCGTCGGATAGGTCCGGTACAAAGCTGAACTTGTGAATGTCGTTTTGCAGCCTGTCTTGTATAGCTTCACTGTCTGCATTGTTGCTTGGTTTAACTAGGAAACCTGCTTCCCCTTTCTCTTTCAGGAGTATTATCCTGTTGTCCTTCATATCTTTTATATCTTCTTTCTCACTTCCTAGGTATCCTACCAAATACATATATGCGTCGGAGAAGTAGTCTAGGTCGTTTAATTTGTTACTGGCTGCATTGTCGTATGCGTCTATTAAAGATATTACCTTTTCAAAGTCCCCCATTCTTTCTTCGTTGTTTTGGTATTCTATTACTGGGACTTCCCCGAAGTAATGTTCTTCCCTGCTGACTTCTATTAGCTGTGCTTCCTGCCCTTCCCTTTTCACTTCCTCTAGGCTTATGATTTCATCTTCGGTGTATACTTCTATGTGGGTCTTGCTGTTATTGTCCATTATATTGTTTATTTCATAATATCTTATTGCGAACCTTGGCTCTGGTATTATGTTGTTGTTATATACCATTATGCATTGCTGTGGGAATACCTCATTAAACCTTATCTGGTTGTTTGCGTCTACATAAACTATTTCATATGCTCTCCCATGTATCCCCATTATTCCTGCTAGTTCGCTGTTCTCGTCTTGTTCGTGGTTGGCTATGAATATCTCCATTAGTTCTGATAGGTATTCTTCGTTCTGGCTGGAATATGTTACTGGTTTTCCTACGAAGTACCCCCTTATAATGTCAACTATATATCCTGAAAAGTTATTGACTAGGGTGTTGTTGGGTTTGTTCCCTGTATTCTTTTCATTTTTTCTTTTCAGGATATCTGTTTGTCCTTTGTAATACCTGTATAACTTATTGTATCTTTCTAGGTGGTTTTCTTTGTGGTTCTTTATCAATGCCTGTATTAAACCATTGGTTAGTTCTTCCTCGGTTCTTATTATTTCCATTTGTCGTTTCCCCCTTTATATTCCTAGTAATTGTCGCAGGTTCAGCATTTCGTCTTTGCTGCTCATAAGGTTGTCCCTGATATAATTTAAGTATTGGCTGGTTGCGTCTACTTGGTCGTCGTGCTGTCCGTTTGGGAATTCTAGTAGTTCTCTTTTATATTCCCCTAGGTAGTTAGCTTTTTGGGGTAGATATACATTCCCTGCTTCGAACATTGGTGTTACTGCTCTGGCTCTACTCTCTTTGCTGCTCTGTGGGTTGATTGGTATTATCCCGTTGAATTTCTTTTCTAGTGTATTTATTATTGCTGTCCCGTTGGCTTTATCCTCTATCAATATTCCGTTGGGTTTGTGTACTGTAATAAATATATCTAGCATTTCAACGGTCTTGGTGAAACTATGTCTGCCCCTCATCTGGTCTATTAAGTAATGGTTGTTGTCTTTCCCTAGTCCCCAGCATTGGTAGACCACATAGTCTGAATCGTCGTTGTCTTTGAATGCTGCGTCTACACTTATATATTTCTGTTTTATCTGTGGTAGGGTCGTGTAGTAGTTAAACCATTCGCTTCTGAATATGTTTCCTTCTTCGGCTGTTGGACTTTGCTGGTATAGGCTAGTCCATACCCTGCTTCCTACTGCTGCCTTTCTTTGTTGTATCCATTCTTTCCCGAACCCCATTTCTGCCCATAGTGGTTCTCCAATCTCCCTACCTAGTAAGTCCCCTGCTTCGGCTTCTGCTGGTAGTTTTATTATCTCCCAATCTTCTACATCTCCATAGTCTGGGTTTAATAATCTTCCTGCTATGTCATCTTCGTGCCAACGGGTCATAATTAGTATTACTGCTCCGTCTGGCTGCAGCCTTGTTAATAGTGTGTTCTGCCATTCATCCCATACCATATTTCTGTATGTTATTGAGTCTGCTTCCTGCCTGTTCTTTATTAAGTCGTCTAGTATAAGAAGGTCTGCCCCTTCCCCTGTAATACTTCCCCCAATACCTGTGGCTATCATTCCACCCCTTTCCCCTTCTATTCCCCAGTTATTTGCTGCTGCGTTCTTCTTGGATATTTCTATATTAAATATAGCCTTGCCATATTGGTTCAATTTTATCAGGTTGCTTCTGCCAAACTTTCTGGCTAGGCTGTCCCCGTAGCTGGTAAGTATTACCCGTCGTGTTGGGTTCTTGCCTATGAAGTAGCTGGGAAAGGTTTCTGATATGGTCATACTCTTAGAGTGCCTTGGGGGTAGGAATATCATTAGTCTTTTGGTCTTTCCCTGCTCTACCCTTTCCAAGGCTTGGCATATATATCTGGTGTGTTTTCCATGTGTATATAGTCCTCGGTGGACATAGTCAATGTAAAATTCATAATCATTCTTGGCTAATATCTCCCAGCCCCTTCGTATGTTGGTATAATTCTTTGAGTAGTTCCTGTGCTTGTTCATCTGCTTTCAGCCTTTCCTCTAGTTCTTTATCTATCTTATGGTCTATCTCCCCTCTATATTCAATGTCTTGCCTATCTCTCCATCTTTCTGGGTCCAGGTTCTTTAATGCAAATGCTAATGCTCCTGTGTCTGGTGGTAGGTGCTTCTTGGTTACTTCTATTCTTACCTTGTCTTTCCCGTTGTCGTCTTTTTCTCTTATGGTCTTGGTTTCTTCATATTCATATCCCATTGCTTTCTTGTATAAACTCGTTTCTAGGTTTTCTATTAATTCTTCCTTTCCATTTTTTAAAGCTTCCCTTAATTCTCTGTATTCCAGTTTATACCTTTCTGCTGTGCTTGTTCCCACATTTAGTTTATCCCATATCTGCTGCTCTGTCATTCCTTGCCTTCGCCATTTCGGTATTCTATCTAGGTATGGCTTTACATGGCTTTCCCATTTGGACTTTCTTCCTCTGTTGCTTTTCTTGGTCATATTCACTCCCCCCGTTTAAACTGGGATAGCAGCCTTGGTTTATTGGCTGCGTTATTCCCTTGTTTTAATTTTCTTTGATTTCTCTGCTGCAATCTGGACAGTATTCTTCCCAGCTTCCGTTTATCGGTATGCTGCTCCACCCTTCTTTTCTTTTGTATGTTAGTGCTTCTTCGAATTCGTCGAAGTCTGCTTGTTCGTAGCACCCGTCACATATTAGCTGGTATCTTCCGTATGTCTTAATAATCATATTCTTTCCCCCTTTAGTATGGTATCTCTGGCAGCATATCTTTAGTTATATTTCTTACGGTATTTATTATCCTGCTGTATGCTGGTATCTGGTATGTTGCTTCTAGTAGTTCCATTGTTTTTTCTATTTCTCGGAGTTCTCTTTCTACTGCAGCTGCCCCTGCTATTTCTGCTGTGTCCTGTGCTAGTCTTATAAGTCCCATTGCTGTTT